CCTTCTTGACCGCCTGGACCTTCGCCGCCGCGTTGCCGAGGCCGACATAGGCCAGGGAGCGCCGGATCTGCAGCAGGTCCGCGGGGCGCACGTCGGGCACGGTGGCGTCGGGCGCGCCGGGCACCTGGGCGCGCCGGATCGCCTGGACGTAGGCCGCTGAGAGCAGGCCGGAACGCTCACGGCCGCGCACGATCGCCGCGGTGGAGCGGTCCAGCCACTGCAGGCCGCTGCCGGAGACGTCCTCGGGGTTGACCAGCAGCCAGTACGCGAGCACGAGGCGCGCGATCTGCTCCGCGTTGGCCGCCTGCTGGGCCCGGTGTGCTTGGTCGAGCGCGGCCAGCTGGGCCGGTGCCGCCATCAGGACACTCCGGCGGGGGCTCCGGCGTTGGCGGCGTTCTCGAGCTCGACGAGGAGCGCGTCGATCGCGCCGGACTGCATCAGGCTCTTCGCGCGCGCCGTGTCGGAGTCCGTCCAGCCGTTGATCCGCTCCCAGCACATCTCGATCGGGACGCCGACGTCGTTGGCGAGCTTGCCGAGCGCGTCCGCGACCTGCGAGAGCGTGCCCTGCTCGGTGTCGCGCCACCGGGACTGCAGGTCGTAGGCGTTCGCCTCGTCCGTGTCGCCGTTGATGAAGGCGGCGACGCGCAGGGTGCGCTCGTGCCGCTCGCCGATCGTGATCTTGCGCATCGTCGACTTGCGGCGCAGGCCGGCCTCCGCGGCGCCGAGGGCCTCGGCCTGCAGGTTCGACGACAGGCCGAGCGCGTGGTGCGGCGGGATCTGCGTCGTCGCCGAGAAGGAACGCAGGTCGTCGGCGTGCGCGTCGATGAACTGGCGGATGTCCGAGGCATCCAGCGTGCCGAACTTCGTGTCCGGGCTCGTCGAGACCAGAATCTCCTCGACGGCGAGACGCATCTTCTCCGCGGCGACATCGCCCGCCTCTGGCTTGGCCATGCCGGCGATGTAGCGCACCTTCCAGGCGCCGAAACGCTGGACGATGAGCCGATCGAAGACGTCCTGCTGCAGTCGGCGCGCGAGCGGGATGAACGGCTCCACCTCACCGATGATGCGGCCGCCCAGCTGGGTGCGGTTCTCGTAGGTGACCGCGGGGACGAAGCCCAAGCCGTGCTCGTCGTAGGTCAGGTAGTCCCAATCGGAACTGTTCAGCCCATCGCCGGCGCAGGTCAGGTAGTGCGTCGCCTGCTCGTCGAGGATCTGCACCGACCAGCCGGGCAGGCCCATGCCGCCCGGCGCCTGGACGATCGTCTCATCGGCGCGGATCCAGAGCTGCGGGAACTCGTCGGTGTCCGGCTCGGCGTAGAACGCCGCGGCGTTGAGCGCCGAGTGGGCGCGGATGATCGGCGCAGCCTTGCGGGTCATCGGGAGCCGGCCAGGCAGGGTTGTTGTGGTGGCCAGGCCGTGACGCAGCACGGCATCGTGCAGCGGGATCTGCCGCGCGTCCATGCCGTTCTGCTGCCAGGCCGTCCAGGCGCCGAGATTGTCGTTGCTCCCGGCGCGGCGGCACCCGTCCAGCAACATCGTCTGGGCCATGGTGTCGGTCGCCAGCATCAGCCACGGGGTGTGGGTGCGGCCGCCGATGTCCTCGTACTCGGCCGACGTCAGGTGCTTGTTCGGCATGTACGGGCCGAAGCCCTCAGCAATCTCCTGGCCAGAGATGTCCGTGGCGCCACCGTTGAACCATGTGTCGATCTCGAGCGCCTGCTCGCGCTGGCGCAGGAATGCCGGAAAGTATTCCCTGGCCATCGCAGCGACGGAGGCCGGGCGCATGATCCGAGCCACTGGCCCTCCAGACGTCAGTACGAGGCGATGATCGGGGTCATCGTAGCGTGCCCCGGCATGACAGAGGGCTCCCCGCTCCAACGAGGAGCCCTCCGGGGCCGCGATCACCGTTGCTCCGGCCCGCGCTCGCCCCCAGCCAGGAGGGGCTGGGATTCACATTACCAGACCTCGCCGGCTTGCTTGCCGGTGACCTTCTCCTCCTGTGGGCCGTTGAGCACGATCGTCCGGAGCATCTGGGCGCCCACGAGCGCCACGCCGAGGTCGATCTTCTTCGCCGACTCGCGCCCCTCCTTCGTCATGCCGACGAGGTTCTTGCCCAGCGGGTTGCGGCGCGCGTTCTTGAGGTGCCGCTTGAGCTTCGGGTGCCCGTCGTGCAGGAATGCCGGGTCGAACGGACCCTCGTCGGTGCCGTTCTCGCGGCGCTCCAGCTGCTCGACGACAACCATGGCCGCCGAGGCGTGCTCGGCCGTGTGCATCGGCGACGCCATGTCCCACAGGACGGAATGCTGCTTGTCGCCGCCCTTCTGGGCCCACCACTTGAGCCGGTGCGAGTACTTGCGGTGCATCGCGTCCAGCATCGGATCCCAGTACCGCGAGCCGTCCTCGTCGTCGGCGTGCGACGGGTCACCGAAGAACGCGACGACGTTGAACCGGTCGAACGCCTCCTCGATGCGCTCGGCCACCTCGCCCCGCGGAGCCAGCCAGGCCTTCTTGACCTGGCCCTCGCCGCGCGGCTTCTCCCAGACGCCGATGACGAACGAGTAGCCGTCAGAGACGCGCACGCCGATCAGCGCCGTGGAGTCGTCCGACTTCGAGCCGTCGAAAAACATCACGATCGGCTCTTTGGACTCGACGACCCAGCCGATCCGGACGTCGTTCTTGTCGCTCGCGCGCGCGCGCAGCCCCTTGACCATGGGCTCCTCGGCGGCGTCGACGGCGTCGGCCAGCACCCAGGCGTCCTCGGCGCCGCGGACCTGATTGAACCAGAACCGTCGCGCGTCGGCGGGCTTCGTCGACCGACGCAGCACCTTGTCGATCATCGAGTCGATGTCGAGCCACACAGCGTCACCGCGAACGCCCTCGAAGACCTTCCGCAGGTAGCCCCGGGTGGCGGCCTCCTGCTGCTGAGGGGTGTAGTCGTCCGGCAGCTCGGGGCGCAGCACGGCCTCCGGAGCCGCCTCGAGCGAGTCGTACATCATGCCGGTGGAGAACGCCAGGCCGGAGTCCTCGTCCTCCCAGGCCTCCCGCATTCGCTGCGCGACCGAGTCCTGCGACGGGTCGTAGGCGTTCGTGATCGCCAGCACGCGCGCGCCGGCACCCTTGGCCTTGGTGATGTTGTCCTCGATGACGCGGAACATGGCATGGCCCGCGTTCGACTCATTCCACCAATGAGTCTCATTGCCGATCACAAGGGTGGGCCGGCCGCCCTCGAGAGACGCGGGCGAGCTCGTCACGGCCTCGATCCGGCGCTGGCCGGAGTGGGCGGTGATCTGGAACTGGCCCATCTGGTGCTTGCCGATGCCGTGTGCGGCCTTGCACTCCTCGGTGAAGAGGCTCTTGAACAGCAGCATCGTGTTCTGGGTCTGCCGGCGCGATACGGCCGCGATCTGCACCCAGGCCCGCGGGTGCTCCTTGCCGACCGGTCCGCGGCGCTCGATGCCCAGCTCCGGCTTGTCCTTCGTCGACCAGCCAGCGAAGCGGCAGGGCCCGAGGAACTCGACGGCGGCGATGACGGCGGCCAGCGGATCCTTGCCGGCGCCCTTGAGCCTCTGGAATACGCCGGTGCGGTAGGCGAAGCGGCCTGTCTCGTCGATCGCGTACCACCAGAGCAGGAACCGGCGCTGCTCGAAGGTGAGGTTGAACGGGTACTGGCGGCCGAAGGCGTCGGCCTCCTCGGCCAGGAGGTTCTTCTGGATCCAGGCGATGATCTGCCAGCCGAGGGTGAGCTCAGGCAGGACGAACTCGTCCAGCGCATCCTTGCCGTCCCAGTCCGGGTTGCGCTGCCAGGTCGGCCCGTGGCAGATGGCCGGGGGCGGCTCGGGCACGAAAAAGGCAGTGCCCGGTCGCCTCTCCAGCACGTCGATGGTCATGGGTGGTGATTCCTCGCTCGCGGATTGGTCACGGTACGCTCGCCGACCCACTCGAGCCGGCCCTTGGGAATGCGATTGTAGATCCGCACCTCGCGGATCTGGGCCCCCCATGACCGAAGCGCCTCAACGTCGTCGGAGTCGATGATGCCGACTTCCCATAGGTCAAAGGTGCCAGTCGTGCGCCAGACCCCGTGAGAGTACAGCCAGGCGAGGGTCGGCGAGGTGCCAAAGCACACCGCCGACTGTACGAACTCGGCCTCACGATCGATCGGATCGTCGCCATCCCACTGCTCGCCCGCGCGTGCGAAGTCGTGCCAGGTCGGACCCAGGTGCGACCGCTTCCCGGGCATCAATCCCTGGCGCCTGATGCCCGGGAGTCGCTCGCGTGGAGACCAGTGGAAGAGCGACCCGAGCTGGGTGCTCACACGAACCGAGCGTCCCCGCGAGCGGTCTCTTCGCGCTCGGCCTCCGCGGCCGCGGACAGGCCGGCACGCAGGCTCTCGTCGACGTCGCGGGACAGCGGCGCCACGAACTCGATGATCTCGACCTTGGCGATGCGGTCCCGGGGCACCCAGGTTGTAGCATTCACGCGCAGGAAGGCATTCGCGGCGAGCGGGCTGCCGAACATGTCGTCGTAGGCCTCGTCGGCCGTCTCGTACTGCTGATCGAGGGTGTAGACGTCGGCCTCGTTCGGACGCGCGCCGCCGGGGCCCGCGGTGGGGTACTTCGGGTGCTCGCGCAACATGGTGATGCGGATCTGGTGGGCCATGGTCATGCCTCCTGGTCGGTGTTCTCGAGCACGCAGGCGGCGAGCTCGTCGTGCACCTGCTGGCGACGATCGTGGTCAGCAGGGTCGAACGGCTGGGGATGCTGGAGCGGCCAGACGAGCATGCGTCGCGTGCCCAGCAGGTGCAGGGTCGGCTCGTGGCGCGGGCCCAGCATCCGGTCGGCGAGACTCACGAGGTCGCCTCACGCGGCGTGACATCGAGCCGGTCGTCATAGAAAGCCACCCGGACAGACTCGATGCCCTGGGGTCGCAGCGCCACGAGGAGATCACCAAGAGCCTTGGCGGCATCCTCGGCCAAGCCCATGGTCGCCCAGGTAGCGCCGCTCCAGTCTATGACTCGATTATCCCCGGCGAGGCTCACGGTGAAGACCTGCTGCTGATTCATGACGTCGCCTCGCGCGGCGTGATGAGGTCGCGCTTCGTGGAGATGTCCGTGACGCCCTCAGGCAGCTCGCCGTCGGTGGGGAGGGCGGGGTGGAGAGTGACCTCGCGGCCCATCCGGCGACGATCGCCCTCGAGCAGGCCCATCGACGCCCAGAGCTTGGAGTGCGCGGCCAGGCTGGCGCCCTTCATTGGAACCTCGGCCCTGACGACGTCGCCGTCCTCGGTGATGCCGACGACCTGCTCCTCCAGCTCGCGGGACAGCTGCTCGCAGTCCAGCAGGAGGATCGCCCAGCCGGCCGACGTCATCCACATCGCCTCGGGGGACTGGCAGACCATGTCGTACAGGTGCTGCGCGACAGGGTGCCACTCGCCGGCGCGGGCGACACGGCCGAGCACCTCGCGCGGGTCGGCCGGCCGCGGGTTCAGCTCAATCGGGAACGGCAGGTTCGCTGCGACGATGTCCTCGACGTCGGTCTTGAGGATCGGCACCTCGGGCTCGTTCGTGCGCTGGCGCTCCTCGCTACGCAGCGGGATCGGTCCCCTGGTTCCCATCGTCATGCACCCCCTTCGGCTGGACGCTCCTGGGCGTCGGACCTGGAGTCTAGCGCGACGTCGCTCACGACGGCCGCTCCTCGCTGATGAACTCGTCGCCGAACTCGTCGTCGCCGAACTCGGCGGACGTGCGCGCGGCGCGGGGCTGGTAGGAGTCGAAGATCTCCGGCGTGATCTCGAACTCGCGAGCGGGAGCCACGGTCGTACCCATGGCGCGCGCCGAGAGCTCGCGGAGCTGCGCGTCGCTCGGTGATGCGCTGGCCACGCTCTGGCGCTTCTTGTAGGGACCGACCGCCTGGATCGACAGGATGCGGCGCGCGGTGAAGATGTTGACGCGGATGTTGCGGTCGCGGCCGCGGGCGACCGTCCAGGCGTAGCGCCGGAAGGACTCCGGCTCGCAGCCGAGCTCGTCGAACTGGACGCCGTGCATCTCGCCGTCGAGGAGCGTGTCCCAGTCGTACCGGCCGCGCCGGCGGATCCCGTCGTCGATGAACTCGAGCTCGATCGCGTCGCGCTTGTCGCCGACGATGCGGACCGCGCACGGCTCGCCCTCGTCACGCGCACGGTCGCGGATCTGCCGCGCCAGGTGCCGCAGCTTGATGTCGCGGGGGAAGTCCTCGCCGGCGACGAGGGTCTTGTCCTGGCCGTCGAGCCAGGAGGTCCAGGGGTACTTCTGCGGGGGTGCCATGTCTCAGTTGTACACCCTGACAGATGCCCCGTCTAGTCTGCATATACAGGCAAGTTGGGCGCCCCAACTTTTGCCTACCACCACCTGCGGCGATGCCGAGTTGGATCACACGCTCTGCATAGGAGGACGCTGATCTCAACCTCCAGGCTTCTACGTTAGTTGTCTGGGACATGCATCCAACTCCTGTCATCCATGCATGTCTTAGACAACTTCTGTAGATGCTACTAGGGTTATATGTCTGTCCTACTATACTAAATAGGGGGGGTAACATACATCAGTAACGCTCTGACCTGCAGGTTCGTGGCCCTTGAGCCCGGACACCTGATTGGGCATCCACTCACCGCCCTGTATAGCGAGCCCGGAGGTTCCATGCAGAACGAACATTTAACCCCCAGACTGGAACCGTTCCAGAAAACAAGTGGTCTAGACCAAAGACCCATTCTCGTAGAAAATTCTTCCTGCT